AGCCTTAATTAATCTCTGTGTATCATCAAGTATCGATCCCGGTTTAAAATCAATATTAGTTGACCATAATTGATCGTTACCACCTTTATATTTAGGTGATACCCAAATTAAATCCCCCTCAATAGAACCTTGGTTAATTAATGGTTTTGATGCCAACCCGAACTTTATACGACCTTCATTTCCTTCATAATCCTTACCTAAAACATCAGGACCGTATACTTTTGCTTGAGTATCTCTTCCGAAAACATCAATAGGAACCGCATTAATCGGTGATGTTGCAAATGAGGGTTCTGATACCGATGACCCAACGTAATATGCTCCGGGTAATTGTAATCCAAAATTATCTAATAAATTATTAATACCAGTTGTTAGAAGATTTCCTCCAATTCCTAACGCTATTGAATCACCGTATGCGGGTCTAAATATGTTATATGATAAATTTGAAAATAAAATCCCTTTCTGTCCATCATCCGTATTTTGTAAAAACAATTGTGATGGGGTAATCGCCCTTGTTAAACTACCATTAAATACACCACCGACCAACGTACTTCTTCCTGAGGCTAAATTTATTGCCTCTCCCAAAGTATCGGTGTTCCTTTTATTAAAACTATCCAAAAAATAATCGCCAGGTATTGGTGATGTAGGGACGTAGGCACCTTCTAACTTACTTTCAAAAGTATCGTTCTGTGTTGGTGTTGTGATTTTAAAACTTACAGAATTTTGATTAATTAAGTCTTGTTCTATATAAAAACTTTTAGTTTCTAATAATGATTTTTTTAAAACTTGAGAACCTATTTTAGCCAAATATGAATCTTGTGATAACGAACCATTATCACCCGATGGGTTGTTATTTTTTAAAATATTAAACGCAGTATATGTTGATGGAACAATCGTCGCATCAGGATTTAAGTTTCTAAAAATTGGTGTGAAACCTAACGTATCTACATTAAATAGAACTTCGGTGGCGGATAGATCAGGTAAGCTCTGTTGGTAAACAAAAGTTCCTTGGGGTTCAGAATTAATACCTTCTATCTTATAGGGTTTTAAATTTTTAATGATTAATTCTTCCCTGAAAATTTGTGTTGCGTCAAAAGATAACGGACTTTGGTTGGGTGTTGATTTTTTTGGTCCTGCGTTTTCCGCTTGATACAATAAAGATGATGTTGCCATTCAATTTATTTTATTTATAAATAGATTGAATATTAAAATTTTAAGCGGTGCTTTGTGATGTTCCTACTTTACCACCTGTTGTTCCGTAGTTTTGTGTCATTAATGTCTGTTTTGCCATAATACTTTGTATTACTTCAGGTCTATTTAACGTTTTAACCACAACATCGGTAATCTGTGCGGTATCAACACCTGGTTGAGCATCAATTTTAACAATAATATTTAAATCATTAAATTGATGTTTTATTTCACCTGACATGTTTGCCATGTTTGGAGATACGTTGACGTTAGGTATTGGACTTGACACATTAACATTATACGCGCCCGGTCCACCTCCCGTTTGATTTGATTGTGGGGTCTCTTCTTCCTCAAGAGATTCTATAAGATTTTGGTTTGGTTCGGTGGTATTGTTTCGTCTTAAATTATCAATTGCCTCATAATATGTTCCGGTGTTTTGAGCGTTTTGAACTCCCTCAAGAGCCTCTCGTTTTTTTTCTTTTATTTTTTGTTTTTCAGCTTCAATCGTTGTTCCGAAATCTCCAATAACATCACCAGCCCTTGACACCGTATTTCTTAAATTAGTCATCTCAGTTGACATGTCAATATTAAGACCACTAGCAAAACCACTAAAATCACCAGTGGTTGCCACAGTTTCAATACTTGATAATGTACGCATAAGATTGGTCTTAAAAGTTTTTAAAACATCTTCAGTTCCATCATTCATTTTAGGTGCGATAGTTTTTTCAAAGGCCCTTAAAACGGCGTCGGCTGTAATTGTTGACTCTTGATAAATATCTCGTCTTGTCTCTTGACCTGTTTTTGACGCAAACACACTCTTCTTACCCTGAGACGCCATTACCGCAGTATTATTCGCAACTCTGTTCATTGCCGATAATTGGTCTTTGGCGATGTCTTCTAATTCTTTAGGTTGTGCCGACTGTCCTAATATTTTAATATCTTCAGGTGTTAATTCGGCCACAGATTTTTCAACAGTTTCACCGGTTCTTTGTCCTTGGGCATCAACTTGTTCGACTTTTACAGTGTATTGACCTTTAAATTTACCTTCAGTTTGTAATTCCGACAAATTAGCAATCAACATCTCTTGTTCTTTACTAATTGGTCCAGTTTCCAATCTAGGAAACCTTATCTTACTCATCTTATCAGATAAGGTTGAGGACTGTAAAGCCATAGTAGCTAATTCACTAGAACTCATACCAATGGTTTCGGCAATTTCTCTTAACTCCCTTTTAGCTCCCGGTAAAATTTCAAATTTTTGATTTTCTTCGTTGAAGTAAGTAAATCTCTTACTCATTTCGACTATTTGATTTGTTAATTCTTCTGGATTATTTTGTCCTAAATCCATCAATCTTAACGGGTCTAATAGATCTCCTGTGGCGACCCCTAGTCTTTGTAGAGATGCCGATAAATTAACCGCTTTCTCAGGATCAAAAACATCATCGGCAATTTTAAGTACCTTCTCCATCGGTACGGATAATAATTGAGCCTTCGCAACCATTTTAGTTAATCCTTCAACACCATTATTAAAATTATATAAATTTAATTTATCTAAATTTTTAATAACATCGGATGATACTGCTTTAACATTCATACCAATACTTCTGGTGTAATCCACAACCTTCTGCATTGTTTTAGGTATTGATGATAAAGCAGCACCTTGTTGTTTAAAACTACTAATTAAATCTTTTGATGCTATGCCGGTTGCCTGTGTTGTTGTATAAATTTGTCGGATGTTTTCTTCATTACCAATGAGTGTTGTTCGGGTTGCTTCTTGTATCTCCGCCAATATCTTGGTACTACTAACCAATGCGTCCTCAAAACTAATAACACCGCTCGAAAGTTCCATAACGGATTGAGCTGCTCCCAAAATTGCCGTTTCCATAACAACAATTCTTTCTCTTGATCCGTTTAAGTTTCTTGTAAATGATGCGGATAACCCATCTAAAGTCGCCCAAGTATCTTGTAATTTTACAGATTCAGTAAGAATTGTTGATATAGTCGATTTTAAAGAGTCTAATTTTTCCGCTTTAAACGATTCAGGTAATTGAGTTTGACCGCCGGTAGGTGTTGATCCTTCTTGATACATCATATTTTACTTATATTAAATAAATATAAATACATTATGTTTTGGATGATTTTATCATCTTATCCAATATATATCTTCTAGCGTATGTTGGAATTGTATTAAAACTCTCATACGTCATATTTTGATGTTTCGATAAATAATAATATTCGTCTAATAAGACGGTTCTATACTCAGAAGAAAGGCCGAAAAAACTCAACCCCGAACGTAATATCAACTATTACTTTTTCTCCTGACGGGGCTATTACTTCTCTGGTCAAATCCAAAGACGGTTCATTTTCATTTAAGAAATTTCTAATGTATTTAGAATCCATAATAGGTAATGTCTCAACAAATTGAGATATCTTTAATCTATCGTCATCACCATCAACTGATACAATTTGTTTTTGTAGTTTTAGTGTAACCTTTGGAGGTACTAAACCAATAGGGTAATTGTCCAATTGTTTATCTAATTCAAACGAATCTCCGATTGAAAATAACCTTAACTTAACTTCTCTACCTGTCTTTGGTAGTTTTGTTGTGAATAAACCGTTTTCATCGGGTTGTACATTAGTTTTTTTAATGTTTAACTCATCCAATATAAAAGTGTGTTCAAATCTTTTACCTGTCGCAGGATCGGTAATATTAATTGTATATTCAGGACCAAATGCTGTATTTCTTAAAAATATCAAGATCGCTTCAACATCCCCGTTTAAAAGGTCATTAGGTGATAAATCAGGTTCATAGATTTTATTTCGTAATAAACTTAAAATCACGCCTTCTTTATTTGTTCTGAAATTTAATAAAACATTCTCATCTGAGGCGGTTAAATATCCAACTTTAATTGATTTTTTTTTGTTCTTGTAAAAAACACCATTTGAGGGTAGTTTAACTATGTCGTGAGGTAAATTAAAATTTAATTGACCATATTGAGATACTTCGTTTTCCATATTTTTTTATTTAAAAAATAAACCAACTTATTAGTAAATAAATAAAAAAAAATCCTACAACACTATTATGTTATAGGATTTTAATGAAAAAGTTATTTGATATAAATTAGTATACTAATATACAACGATCCATTCTAAGCGATGCGGTGATTTCCGCCAAACCATCTTGGTTATAGGCTAACGCCCCGAAATTCACGTCGGTCATAAAAGTTCCTTCTAAAATCCATTTCTCAACAACAACTCCTGTTGGGTCCAACATTTCAAGGTCTATATCTTTCTTATATCCCGCAGCGTAACCCATACGTCCTGTTACTGATTCAGCACATAAACGTACCCATTCCATAAGTGCCTGAGCGGCAGACGGACCGATTGGGTCACGAAATTTAACCGAGATTGGATCCCAATTAAATCTTCCTGCAACGAAAGTTGAGGTATTTAAAAAAGGTATTTCAGTTGAATTTATTTTTATAGATGGTCTAGCCGCAGTTTCTACAAACCATTCGTTTATACCCAAAGATGATGGAAATCTTAATATAAACCTATTTTGTCTTTTAGGTTCATACGGAATGGGCATTTTCATTAGTAAATCAGCCATTTTATTTTAGTTTTTTAATTTCAGTTTATTGTTTTATGATAAATATTACCATGTTTATTTTTTTTAATATTTTCTTTTAATACCTCCAGCTGTTGAGTAAGTTTGTAAAATATTATCAGGTTCTTTTTCAAAATGTTGTTTCATAGTTTCAACATTTCTAACGTCATCGTCAGAAAATCCTACGGTTGGTTCAGGTATAAAATTGTTACTCACATCATTTTTAAGAAACGCTTTCTTTCCTATTTCACTTGATAGTTTTTTAATATATGTGATAAATTCTTTCATTGCCTTTATCTTTCCTTCTTCGGGACTAGTTGCCGATCCTTCACCATATGACACAGGATAAAATTTACACAAGTCTAAATATTCATTTATTATTTCAATTTTATCTTGGTTTCCTTGGTATCCTGCGATATCTCTATATTTCTCTAAATTTTTAACAAGTTCCGTAAAAGAAATACCGTCTCTGTTTGATAAAATTAGATTATAACAAGCCTCCCTCAATACTGTTGGTGTATGACCTCTTGCAGTTATGATTGAAAATATTGAACCGTTATTAATAGCCTCAACAAAGTCAGACCAAGCTGGTCCAACAGGTGCTGTCATACTATCAATTATGAATTTTTTATCACCTTCAACACCAAAGTTTCTAAAAGGATTTTCACCGAACCCAACAATTGTTTCGCCTTCATATTCAAAATTTTCTTTCCCTATTCTACTTCTAAAATGGGCAAAATCTTCTGTTGACATTCCAACTTCTTCACCGTCTTCGGTTTTAAGAATTATCTTCGTCGGCATGTTCATTATGTTATCATCCCAATCAAAAGCATAATACTTCATATCGGGAGTTCCGGCCTCCGTAATCCCTTCGGATACGGAAGCCGGTTTTTTATTTATCCCTTTTCTTATCATTTTGTTAATTTTTGAATTAACCTCTCTAATTGAGCCTCACTAACAATTATTGATTTAGGTTTTGACTCATTTACCTTGATTGGTTTTTTATTTTCTTTCTTGTTCATATTCGTCGTTTTCTATTAAATATCTTCAAATGACGCACCTGTCGGAGTTATGTAGAATGTTATATCAATAAATTCTAACGCTCTTGTCGGTTTGATGTAGATTGAACCAACCAATCTGTTGTTATCCAAGTCTTCAGGTGTGTTAGATACCGTTACTCGGAAATCATATAGACCTCTATCTCTTCTAATTGAATCCAAAATAGGATTAACTGAGTCCAAGAATTGTTGTCTTACGATATCGTCGTTTTGTTCGAACAACAATCTAACAGCCACCGCAGATATCAACTTACGAGCTTGTAACAACAATCTTCTAACGTTCATTCTGTCAAGTGCAGATTGTTTAACTTGTAATGTTTTGTTACCCCAAATTACTGTACCAACGTCAGAGAATGTTGCAATAGGATTAATTCTTCCTTCATATAACACATCTCTATCTTCTTGTGACAATTTCTTTCTCGCTTTAACCGAATTAACAAGACCTCTTGTGTAACCAGCCGTTGCGAACCAAGGGAACGCGATGTTGTCAGTTAACGCCAAGTTTCTTGTTACTTCCGCAGTTGATGGGATGTAGATTTGTGTATTATTAACCGTATCTCTTGTTAATACCCAAGGGTAGTAAGTTGCCGTGTAATTTGAGTCAATACCTGAATTAAATAGATTATCAACCGCCTCTTGTGGTAATATTTGATCTGATTCAAAACCTGTTGTCGGAACAAACATGTTATAGTCAGGTGTTGTAACGATGTAAATTGAGTCAGCTCTATCCAATTCAACCATATTAATTGTTTGCTCAACCAAGTTTGAATTATTCACATAATCAATGCCGGGTGTAACAAATACGTTAATGTTAACCGCCTCAGGGTTTGCAAATGTTTGAATACCTAAAAGGTATGCGTAGTAATCTGTGTTAGCCCAATCGACAGAATTTTGATTTACAGTTATATTTCTAAATAATCCACTTCCTGTTGAAGTTGGGTATCTATCTGATGCGCAAGCTCCTTTTTTATATCCTGAACCACCTAATACGAATGAATCACTATTTGTTCTATATTCTCTGTATATATCCCAACCATCAAAACCTCCGTAAGGTAATACCGTGAATTTACGAGCAAATGTTCTGTAATACGGATTATCTTGTGACTCAGGGTCATTTTGGAATGTTGCTGAACCTACTTCAAATTCAGATGTTCCACTTGTAATGTAAGAGTTTGATATTGTAATCGCACTTGCCTGAATATCCATATGGAATCCTTTGGTTCTGTAATTCCAAGAATTAAAATCGTTGGTTGTGCAGAAACTTAAAGGAACTTGTTTACCTTTATATTCTAAGAAGTCAGAGTCAATACCGATCTTATCTGAGAAACCTAAATACGTTCTTCTTACGTTATCACCAGAACTTGTAACTGAATTATCAGATCCTGATGTTGTACCAAATGGTGGGTTATAAATAACTTCACCTGGGAAATCGTATTTTGTTTTGTAGATCGCAAATGGTGGTTCTGCACCTGAGTATTCTCTCATGTTGTAACCTTCAAAACCACATGGTAATGAATCCGACGGTGCGTCTTCATTCATTTCTAACATAATAAATTTAGAAAGTAATGCGTAATCACCATTAGATGTACCTACTTTTTTAGCAACGTAGTTGTTTAAAGTTGGGTCCATCGTACAATTAGTAAATTTCTCAATAACCACAGGGTTTGAATCCGTGTCAAAGAAATCTCTAACTAAGATGTCAAATGTGTTATTAGCAAATGACATGTTTGCTAATGATATCTTAATTTGTGTATTAGCGTCAGAACCATCTGAAATAAGAATTGCTTTGAATAATTGGTAAACTGTGTTACCACGAACTTCTGATACCACCCAAGGTGTTTCAGGTGTTTGGTATTTCTCTGAATAATTACCAATTGATGTAACATCTAAACTTCTTGCATCATCTAATGATATTAGTGAACAATTTAGACCTCTGATATATCCTTTGTTGTAAGCCCATCTTAACATGTTCGAATATCTTTCTTCAACAAATAGTGGTACTTCGGTTCTTGGTTTTTCAAAATTACCAACACCGAAAACTTTTACCAAATAATTTGTATTAGATACATCTAATGATGTTTCAAAATCGAACGTTTGATTTGATCTTGTTATACCTGATAATTTAAAGGTTGAGAAAGGATTTTTAGTTACTCCTGAGTAATCTCCCGTACATATCATGGTAACATCTGATGTTCCAGATACTTGATATACAGGTCCATTATCAGATCCGTAAGTTGCAATACCTCTTGATCTTAATGTTGAAACTACAACATTATCATAATCGGTAAATGAGGTTCCTGTAAAATTAACCAATATAACCGATAGTGTAGCCCTAATAAAACTTACACCATCTTGAGTTCCACCAACGCTGTCTTGGAAAACACAGAACGAAAATCCTGTATAATTTCCACCGGTATTTTGGAAGTTCGAGTAATACCAAGGATCGTTAGTTGGGTTCGTTAAGGTGTTCCCTGATAATGACACTGAAGGTACATCGAACACGTTTGTTGTATCCGTTAACGCAGTTAATGCACGAGAATCTGAACCCGATATATTACTTTGATATGTACCATTAGGTACTGAACCAAAATAATATATTTCAGTGTTACCAGTTGTTGTTCCACCTGTTATATTTTGTGTTAATGTTATACACAATTCTGTAAGGTCTTCTCTAAAAGTTGAAACTGATCCGTCAAACTTTTGATATGGAATATCAAAATTATTTTTTATCTCATTAGGAAATTCACTAAAATCCTCAAAATTAATGTTTATTGGATTTCCATTAGTATTAGCCGAGAATATTATTGAATTGGTTCTACCTGTTGATGATACCCCAATAGTTGATGGATCAACGTTTGCAACGGTTCTAATTGACCAAGACGGTCCCGCATCGTAACCCGATAATCCTAATATTCTTGTTACGAAAAGTTGATTTGATTGTTGTAAGTATGATTTAGCGATATATGCCGCCTCATATTTAGGAATTTGTGTATTCACAAATTTTTCAGGAGATGTTCCTCCGAACATTGCTTGAAATTCGTCAAAATTAGAGATGAAGATAGGTTCAAATGCGGGACCTTTTAATGTCTCCCCAACGATACCTAATGTTGTTACACCAACACTCGAAGCGACGAAGCTCAAATCAACCTCTGAGGTATAAACTCCGGGTGAAACGAATACTTTACTATTTGCCATTTTTTGCTAGTTGTTAAGATTTATTTTTTTATGATAAATATTAACAAATAATGCAAAAACTTTACTTGTTACAAACTATTTATATTTTAGGTAGATTATTTTCTTCCTTTTTTATCTTATGGATTCTAAAGACACAGAAGTAAAAAATTTAAAGATTTCTAAAGAAGTTCATGACATCTTAAAGAGATATTGTGAAAAACGAGGTAT